TCATATTTCTTTTCTTTGTGTTTTTGGATCTTCTTAAATGCATTATCTATTTCCTTTTCTAGAGATTTCTTTTTTGATTCAAGAGAAGATTTGTTTTTATTTAAAACAGTTATAGAACTTTCTATATCTTTTATTTCAAGCTTTCTTTTAGAATTAATTTGCTTCTTTACTTTATCTGTAACAACATTACCACAAGTTTCACAATTATCAGCAGATAATGTTTTAGTTATATTTATCTGTGTACTGATCTTAACTATTTCTTTTTCTTTAGCTTTTATAGAACTACTTAATTCTGTTAGTTCAGTATTAATTTTTGAAAGTTTAATTTTAGTGTTGCTAGTATCATCGTCAATTATGAGGTTGTTTAACTCAAACTTTAGATCTGAAAGCTCCTTAGTACATTTTTTAATACTAGTCTTTTTTCCCATTAAATCCTTGTTAAGACTTTCAATTTTCAAAGTAACTTCTTTTTCTTTTTCTGAGTATTCTTTTTTAAAGTACTTTTCTTTTTTCTTATATTTTTCTAAAGATTCTTTTTTATTAGATATGGAAGTTTCGTATTTTTTATACCGATTAATAAATTTTTCTATTTTAGAATAGTTATCTTTTTTCACTGTTTTACAAGTTTGTAACAAGTCATTAAAGTTATATTCATTTAAATTAAATATATCTTCTAGAATACATTTTCTATCTGAATCAGTATTCATTTGGGTTATTCCCTGGACTAAGCTAGGACTATTTAAAACAGTGTATATAAAAACATTTTTGGATACTCCTAAATGAGTCTCTATTTGGTACTGTACATCAATGCTAGTTATATTTTTATCATTACAAAAAAGTAATGTTTTATTTTTATACTTAGAATGCTTACGATACCGTTTTATCTTGTACTTATTTTTACCATCAGAAAATTCGATTGAGACATACATATCCTTATTAACTTTTGAATTTATAACTTGATCTAAAGGTATTTTTCTAAGGGGGGATCCAAATAGGGCATAACAGAAAGCTTCAGCAATAATGCTCTTACCACTTCCATTATTATCACCTCCATTAGAGTCTTTATTATTTCCTTCTATTTTTATAATACCTCTAGCATTAAGATCTATACTTACCAAGTCTTGAAAAGAAAAGAAGTTCTTGAAACATAATCTTGTAAACTTAAACTTACTTAATGATTGTATTTTAGAGTCATACTTATCTTTATTGTTTTCCATTGCTGTAGTAACTATACTACTACCACACTCTACTAGTTTATCCAAATCATATTCCTCATCATTAGCAACATGCTTTGCGTAAACTGATAGTAATGTATAAATATCTTTTTTCTCCGGAATTTCAATGCGAGATTCTAATACCTCATCAATATCGTGTATTATAGGTACATTATCTTTTATAGTTTTCTTTACTTCCGAAATGTTATTTATTTTATTGATAACCCTAATGTAATCATCTTCCCTACATCCTTCTTTCCATGAACTGTATTTAGAAGCAGTCTCTTCTGTAAGTATGAATTCTTTAAATCTAGGAAAATGATTAGTAATATTAATTTTAGTTACTTTATCAGTTTCTGTATTGTACAATAGAAGATACTTATCATCATTACAATCTCCCCAGTTAAACTGTTGTGGGGATCCAATATAATATATATTTTTATAAAGCTTTTGATAATTATGAAAGTGTCCTAAAAATATTTTTTTGTATTTTTGTAAGGTATCACTATCTTTCAAATTTACATCAAATTTTAGTGGCATTAAAGTTTTTGCAGCTTTAGCTCCAGAAATGGCAAAATGTCCAATCATAAGATCTGCTTTTGGAGCACTATTTAATACATTCATAAGTTCTTCCGGATTATCAACATAAGGAACAAACATTATAGAAGTACTACCTATTGTAATTAATTTTGGATGCTCTATAACGGAACAATTTTTTATACTATTAAAAGGCAGTAAAGAACTTTCACTATCTAGTAAATAAAAATCGTGGTTTCCTGGAATAATATAAATAGGAAATTTTTTAGCTAACTTTTTTGTACGATTAAATACTTTTCTATATACAATACTATCTATCTTTTTTCTTGAGTTGAATAGATCCCCTGCATTTAAGATTGCATCTACTTTATATTTTTCAGCTATTTTTTGTATTACATGGTAGACCTTAAGGCAGTTTTGAAACCTAGAATTGTACCCATGTTCAGTTAGTTTAGCATATTCCTTAAACTGGTTATTGTGATGATCTCCAGTAATAAGAAGCTTCATTCCCCACTCCCATATGTGTACTCTAACTGTGCTTTTAGCTCTTCATATAGCTCTTGATTATTTTTAAGATACTTTTCAGCTTTAGATTTACCATTAGTCGATAATTCAATAGTACCTGCTGTGTATGTTTTTCCCTTTTTATCTACTAATCCTTGTTCTATAAATAAGTCTAGCATTCCAGCGTATTTATCAAAACCATTTTTCCAAGTTAGCGATAATGGTACTCTTTTATGTGGAGGAGCTACAGAATTTTTATCACAATAAAAAGTTCCTTCAGTTCCTATTACTTCCTTATTTGCATTTTTCTTTTTACTTCCCATACTAAATCTACATCTAATCCTAGCATAAAATGGTATAGATCTTCCACCAGTTGTCTTATGCTGATCACCATACATTGATTGGCTATCTCTAAGCTGATTAACAAAAATAACTGCTGTACTTGTTTTTCTCATCCAAGGGAGTATTAAGGGTAGATAGTATGAATGTATTCGTGCCTTTTTTAATTGTTCGCTCATATTCATAACTTTTTCAGAACTATCATCATCAGCACCAAAAGCTGCTACTGAATCTACACCTATGATATTAAATTCTGGTTTATCTTTTTCTGGAAGACCATGGATTACTTTGCAATATTCTATAATCTTTTTATACATTCTCACTAAACTACCTGGTTTATAGTGAAGAACATCATCATAGGTTACTCCAGAAGCTTCAATAAGATTTTTCATTAGAGCATCTTCACTTTCTAGTAAAACTGCAGCACCACCCATTCTTTGAGCAGAAGCCATAGCTTTTAGTAATACATAACTTTTTCCGGATTGATTTTCTCCGGATAATTCTGTTAGTTTACCTCCTACAAATCCTCCTCCTAAAACCCAATCAACTGCATCTAATCCAGTAGGTATAAAAATGGTTTCATCATCCATTATATTTACTAGGTCATCATCTTCTACACTTTTTTTTATTTTGTTCAAATTAAATGTCATTATTGTATCTCCTTAGGTTAATTTAGAAGTGGATAGTCTAAGAAAAAAGGGGGAGGGAATTAATCCTAGACTATCCATAATAAGAAGTTAGTAATAAAATTTACTTTTTCTTATTTTTATTTTTGTTTAACCTCGCAAGTTTCTCTTTAATGCTTTTTGTATCATCTTCTTCCTCATCTTCTTCCTCATCTTCATCATCATCTTCATCATCATCTTCATCATCATCTTCATCATCATCATCTTCATCATCTTCCTCATCATCTTCCTCATCATCTACATCATCTACGTCATCTTCATCTTCTTCATCATCATCTTCCTCATCTTCCTCATCTTCCTCATCATCTACATCATCTACGTCATCTGCGTCATCTTCATCATCTTCTACTTTTTTAGTCTTTTTAGATGATTTTTTAGGTTTAGCTTTTTCTTTAACTTCTTCTACTTCATCTTCATCATCATCTTCGTCATCGTCATCTTCTTCCTTATCTTCATCATCATCTTCTACTTTTTTAGTCTTTTTAGATGATTTTTTAGGTTTAGCTTTTTCTTTAACTTCTTCTTCCTCATCTTCTTCCTCATCATCTACATCATCTACGTCATCTTCTACTTTTTTAGATTTTTTTGATTTCTTAGATACTTTTGCTTTTACTGCTTTCTTTTTAGTACCTTCTTCATCGTCATCATCAGTATTAGCATCTGGAAAAGGTAGTTCTTCAACTCCAATTTCAGAAGTCTTAATACCTGTTGCTAAAACTTCTGCTAGATATTCTATAACATCTACAAAAGGTTTTTTAGTAACATCAACATCAACTACCAATGATTCCCAATTTTCAGGAATATCTATTTTTCTTTTATTAGATGGTCTAATGCTATACTTAGTATTAAGATCTACACCTGTTCTTGTAAGCATCAATTCTACACCTTCTTTTAAACTAAAAATATCTACTATTTCATCTTCATCCTCATCATTTCCACCGATAGCAAGATTAATTAATTGTTTATATAAAGTTAAACTAAACTCATATAACTTAACTTCACCATCCTCTTTATCTATGATGTTAGCAAAGGCTCTTTTCTTAACTCCAATAGACTTAACTCTTTTTTCCAGTTTCTTAACTCTTTTTTGGTCTTTAGCACTTTTACTATCTTTTAAAGAGTTAATTTCTGTATATAATTCTGAAACTAACCTACATATTGGGCACACCTTTTCAGGAGTTTCGCCTTTCTTATGTTTCTCCGGATCAAATAAACAAGTAAAAGTTCTAAACCCTTCGGCTAGTTTTAAACCATGATAGTAAAGTTCCCTTACAGGAAATTCATCATTTTTTTGTGGAAGGAACTTAATTCTATTGTTACCTTCTTTTGGTTTAAACCAAGTAACCTTATTTTTCTCACTCTTTTCAGAATGAGCTTTTGTTCGTGCTTCTGCCTTTCTTAATTTTTCAATTGTTTTCTTATCAAGTACCATTATTCGTCATCCTCCTTTTTGTTTTTCTTTTTTTTCTTTTTTAATTTGTACTGATCTTTCATTAAACCTAGATGTTTCTGCTCATCACGTTTATTAGATGAGTAGGTTTGTAACATACCTACTCTTTGATCAAAAGCAATACGGGCATCCTTCAACAAATTAACTTGTTTAATTACTTTATAATATTTCTCCTCTAGTTCAATATATTCTTCATCAGATGTTATTAATTCGTCTATAGCTTTTTCAGTAATTTTTAAAGTACTAGTTAGTCTTTCATATTGCTTAGTTCTTATATTTATAGCTATCTCTGCCTTTTTACGTTCTAATTGACGTTTTAACTTTCCTGCTTTATCTTGAATTAAAGTATGAAGAGTATTCCACCAAGCAGACTTTCCAGGTTGTTGAAGTACCTCGGTATTAATATCATCTTCATCTATCTGTACTTCTTCTTTTAAATCTGCTTCGTATAGTTTACCATTCAGTTTTAGCCTAATATAAGTATTAGCTTTGTTTGCACCCAATGATGTCACCTCCTCTGTACTATATATGCCAATATTTTTCACTTTTGTCTATAAGTTTTTTATTCTTCTGTGTCTTCATCATCATATTCTTCTATTTCGTATTCTGATGCAATTTGTGTAATGCTCATAGTTTTTGTACTTTTAATGCAATCAATGGCATATTGATCTTCTGCATATCTACATTTTACAACCCATAACCTGCATTTACCAATTTGCTTTTCTTTTTTAGTTTCACTAATAGACATAACTAAATCCGCAGGATGTATCACATAGGATCCTTCATCAATATCGTCCTTATCCACAGTTTTTTTGTTTACAGATTGTGTATTACCTTGTAGGGCTGTCCAAAGTACTATATTATGTTTCTCAGCAAATGATCGTAAAAAAGACATATGATTCTTTCTTATTGCTCTTGTTTCTGTAAAGGGTCCTCGATTAAGTATCATTTCATCAAAATAATCTATAATTACCATATCCGGTTTAATACCATACTCCTTTTCTATCCGTCTAAGATGGGCTTCTATTCCTGATATTGTAATAGTTTTAGAGGGGTAATGTTTAACTAAAATGCCACCGGAATGTTCTTCCCAAGCAATTTTAATTTCATCTTCTTTATAAACTAGCTTATTTATGTCTTGATTAGAAGTTAATGCATCATACCTGTCTTCAATTTCTTCTTTACTAGTTTCTAAAGTATAGTGAAATACTATATAACCTAATTTAGAAGCAACATTACCTATATTACATAAAAAGATAGATTTACCTACTCCTGTACCAGCTACTACAGCAGATACAGTATTGAATGGAACCCCACCATGACGTGTTTTTTGATCAAATAAAGGATATCCTGTAGGAATAGATTTTTCTACAAAATTATCATCGAATTCTTTTTTTCTCCTTGCTAGTCTTTCTTCAAGATCAATAGTAATAACAGTACCTATATCATCTAAATCAGATGTCATATCTAAAATAGATTGAAATCTATTAACAATCTTTTCATAATCTTGATTGTTTAAATCGTCATAACCAGTTGAAAAGGCATCTTTGAATTTAACAAATTTTAAATATGCCAGAACCTCAGCATTTACTTTTTTTATTTGGTCAGCAGTTAATTTATTTTCATATATTTCAGTAATAACATCATAGTATATCTGTTTATTAGCCTCATAGTTATCTGTAGGATTAGATTCAAAATCCTGCAACAAAGATTTTTTAGTAGGTAGTCCATCATAGTATTCAGAATACTGCTTTATCTTTTTATATATTTCCTTACAGGTGCGAAAACTAAAATAAACATCTTCAAATAAATGTTTTATTTTAGGCAGGAAGGTATCATCCTGCATTATGCATTGTAATATTTCAGTTTGAAATTCTTCATGGAAACTAATCATCTATATTTTTAGTAAACCTTTCTATTATTTTTAGCTGCTTATCTGAAAGTGTGACTTGTCTTAAATGTCTTTTAACAAACTTAATTATTTCCTTACTACCTTCTATTTTGTACATAGTTATTAATTTAATTTTGTATTTATTTAGTAC